CTCGTCGAGTCGCTTCGACTCGCCGCAGACGCAGCAGACTTCCCGAACGTCGTGACCACGTCGGTGGGCGCGTGCGAGTTCGACTCGCTGCGCTACTGCCTTTCGGCTCCCGGTCGTGTTGCGTTCCATCACTGCACCCCTTCTCCCACGGATGGTACGCAGAGGCGTCGAATCTGAACACACAAAGCCGTCGTATCTGAAAGCCACCCGCGACCGTGTGTCTCCGGTCTCCGCTTCTGCGGATAGTGGGAAGAGCAATGCAAACGCCGGCCGAGTTGCTTGAGCTGATCCGGGTGAAGCAGGTCCGCGTGGACAAGCTGCGCCAGCGGGCGGGTCAGGTGGATGAGAACAAGGTCGGCTTGTTGAAGCAGCACAAGCAAGCGCAGGACCGACTGCTCGAACTCCTGGACGGTCAGGGTTACCTGACCGACATCCAGCATGCCAACACGGCCCATCGGGCCTTGGACGACCAGATCGCTGCCTGCGAGGAAGAGATGAAGGACCTGGTCTCGGAGCACAACGCTCTGAAGGTCGAAGTAGCCGAGCTGCAACGGCAGCTCCTGAGCCAACTGTGAGGGCCGCATTGTGAGAACCATCTCCCAGGAGGAGGTCGCCCAGGCGTTGAGGAGCGTCGCCTCGATCGACCCACTCGGGCGCAGCGACGAGTGTCTGTACACGCTGGACACGGGCGCCCCCGGATGCGTGGTCGGCCAGGTGCTGTCGGTGCTCGGCGTACCTCGCCCGGAGCACGGCTCCCCCGAGAACGGCTCGTCCATCTTCGGTTCACCGTTCATCGACACGGAAGTGGACATCAAGGGCTGGCTCGAAGCCCGGGGCTACATGTTCGACGACGAGGCCCTGAACCTCCTGGTCGAGTCCCAGGTGCTCCACGATCTCGATGCCCAACCGTTCGGCAAGATCGCCGAGATCATGCTCCAGAAGATGGTGGTGACCGTCTGATGGCGAGCGAACACCTGGCCAAGGCCAAGGACATCCTGTTCGAGCACGGCTGGTGCAAAGGCCGGCTTGAGGACGGCAGCGGCCAACACTGCCTCAACGGCGCCCTTGCGGAGGCGCATGGGCTCCATGGCAGCGACGCGATCAGGGCGACCTGGGTTCCTGACGACTACCCGGGCTTCTGCGAGGACCAAGGGCGGCTCGCCGCCGCTGTTCGGGGGCTGGGTGCCTCCCGCCTCCAGACGAACTTCTACGCAGTCACCGAGTTCAACGATGACCCGGAGACCACCTTCGAGGACGCACTTCGCGCTCTCGACATCGCCATGAAGGAGGCGTGATGGCAACGCGAGTGGCCAAGGCCCGCAAGCATTCCGACGCAGCCGTTGCTGGGTTCGTGTCGGCCCGCGATCGGCTGGTGACGTCGAACACGCTGCTCCAGCAGGAGATCGACGAGCTCTCGGATCTCATCGAGGACCTGGAAGAGCAGCACGCCGTGGCCGAGGGCCACCTCGTCGAGAACGAGCGGCTCATCGAGAAGTTCGAGGCGTTCCTCGGCTGATGAGCCTGACCGACGGGACCGGCCAACCACCGGGTGACTGGCAGCCAGACGAAGCGGCTGAGCGGATCGCCGAGATCGCTCACGCTGACCCTGCTCACGCCAGGTGGTTGGCCGAGACCATCGAGGACAAGCGCATCAACTTCTGCAAGAGGTGCGACTGACGAGTTGTTGTGTGGGTGCCGACGATCTACGGCGCTAGACGACCCACACGAGTGGCACTCCATGCCTAACGGCGCTGTCGCCCACTAATGGTGACGGGGAGCGTGACCCCTGAACTTCCGGAGTGGCTACCGGCGGGTCAGGGGTCCTGCCATGTCTGGGCTACTGCCCGGGATGGCAGAGCCGAAGCATGGTCCGGCAAAACAATGGAAGCGCGAGCGGCGATTCGCCGAGGCGGTCCAGAAGGTCGTCAAGGAGTCTTGGTCTCAGGCCAAGGCGGCTGAGTGGTACGGGGTCTCCAGACCCCGGTTGAACGAGCACGTCAAGAAGTACCGGGAGACCTTCGAGGCTCAGGCCAAGGAAGCGGAAGCGGCCAAGTTGGCCGGCACTGTTCTGGCCGGGGCCGTGTCCCCGATGGGACTTCAGGAGCGCCGACGGGTCGGCAGTTTCGAGGAGTTCGACCAGCGCTACTTCGGGCACTGGATCTGCCCGGACTGCCACGAGCACCACGAGACGCCCGAGTTCCACCGGGCCATCGCCTTGGCGTGCCAGGACTCAAGCACCCGGGTGCTCATCAACATGCCGCCGTACCACTCGAAGTCCACGAACGTGACCGTCAAGGACACGCTCTACGACATCTGCCGGGACCCGAACCTGCGGACCCTGATCACGTCGCAGTCGCTGGATTTCGCCAAGACCTTCCTCAACTCGATCAGCGAACTGCTGACCAACCACGCCCTCTACGAGGGCGCTGCTGGCAACTTGATCAAGGACTGGGGGCCGTTCAAGCCCGACGGGGATTCGATCTGGAACCGCAACCAGATCTACGTGGCCGGCCGGGTGACGGCCGAGAAGGACCCCACCGTGCAGGTGGTCGGCGTAGGCGGCCAGGTCTACGGGCGCCGGGCCGACAAGATCAAGGCTGACGACATCGCCACCGTCGAGAACCAGAAGAACCCGGCCCGTGTGCAGGGGATGCTGGAGTGGCTTGACAAGGAGTTGTCGTCGCGCATCGGCCGCCACGGCAAGTTGATCTACGTCGGCACCCGCGTGCATCCAGGCGACATCTACTCGTACCTGAGCCGGCGTGAGGGGTACCGGGTGCTTCGGTTCCCGTGCATCATCGACGAGGCCACTGAGTCGACCTTGTGGCCCGAGCACTTCACCTACGAGATGGCCGTCACCAAGCGGGCCGAGATGACCCGCGAGTCCGACTGGCAGCTCGTGTACCAGAACATCGACGTCCCCGGCCTGGGTGCCTCGTTCACCGAGGAGATGGTCAACGCATGTAAGGACACAAGCCGGGTGATCGGCCAGTACGACAACCAGTGGCGACTCATCGCCGGGCTGGACCTGGCCGGCGGCAACGCCGGCTCTGGCTACACCTGCGGCGTCCTGGAGGGCATCGACCTCAAGACCGGCAACCGGTTCCTGGTCGACATCTTCAACGTCAAGTCGATGCGCGCCCCGCAGTTGAAGGAGCAGATCTTCCGCTGGTGCGACAACTACCCGATCTACGAGTGGCGGGTCGAGAACAACGGGCTCCAGTCGAACCTGGTCCAGTACAACGAGGAGATCATCCGCGAGCTGGCCCGTAAGAACATCCGGGTCAACCCGCACTCGACGCAGGGCAACAAGTGGGACCCCCAGTTCGGTGTCGAGTCGCTGGCCCCGCTCTACACGAACCAGATGATCTCGATCCCGTGGGGCAACGCCCCCTCGGCCAAGGTGTTCCAGGAACTCATCGAGCAGCTCATCGTGTTCCCGATGGGCGTGAAGTCCGACGTGGTCATGGCCCACTGGTTCGCCGACATCGGCTGCCGGGACCTGCTGCGCCGTGCGCACATGCCCATGTTCGACTCGCGCATGAAGGTGCCCGAGCGCATCAAGCGTCGCCGTCGGATCGTCGACTTCTCCTCCGGCGAGGTGCGCCCGGTTCCGGTGAGTGAGCAGGGCGGGGCGATGTTCGCCGGCCAGGGTTCCCGGGGTTATCGGCGGGTGATGGGGCGGCCCATGCCGCATGAGGAAGCCATCGAGATCCCGGACTCCCCGGCGCCGAACTTCGTGAACATCGAGGGGACCGTCGAGGTGTCCTAGCCGCTCCTGGGCTAGGTGCCGACATGGGACTCCTGCGACGGAACCGCGAGCGCAAGGCAGCCGAAGAGCGTCAGCGACAAGTCGCCGCCGCATCCGCCGACTTCGCCGCCAAGAAGGCTGAGGCTGAGCGCACCGGCAAGATGCTGTGCGGCACCTACAAGCCGAACGGTCAGCCGGTCTACTGGATCCAGGACCCCGCCGCCGCTGACGACGTCATCGAAGCCCAGGCGTTCAAGGTCCGGGAGGGCCGGGCCATCACCGAGGGCGAGCTTATGCTGAAGGCCGCCGCCGAGACTGTGAAGGCCCGGCAGTGATCACCGAACAGGAGCTTCCCCACCTCTACGCCACCTTCCGGGAGCGTCACGCCGAGCGTGACGACCGCATGGCGCTGCTCGACCGGGTGGTGATGGGTGACTTCCAGGCCATCGACCCGGACAACGACAAGTTGATCTCCCGGTCCCCGAACCTGGTCCAAGTGGCCTTGGAGGACACGGCCGAAGCAGCCGGCGTCATGCCTACCGTCCGGGTGGTGCCGCGTCGCAACACGGCGCCGCTGAAGAACATCGCCGGGCGCATGGAGCGGATCGCCGCCGGCTACTGGGACTTCTCCCAGATGGACCTACTGATCCCGCAGACCGTCATGGACATGGCCGCCTTCGGCTTCGGCGCCTGGGTGGTCTGGCCCGACTTCGACGAGCGCCTCCCGGTCATCGAGAAGCGGGACCCCCGAAGCTGCTACCCGGAGCCGGGGCTGCGCCCCGGACAGCCGGCCAAGCGGGTCATGTTCGCCCGCAAGGTCCACTACACCCAACTCCCGACGGACTACCAGGCCAAGGTCACCGACTTCGTCACCGACGCTGCCGGCACGTTCGTCGAGGAGCGGATGAACGTCACGATCGTCGAGTTCTTCGACGAGACCGAGCTGGTCATCTCGGCCATGTTCGAGCAGGACTCCTACGCCAGCACCTATCAGGCCCCGGACACCCCGTTTATCCCGGTGATCCTGGAGCGGGTGCCGAACAAGACCGGCGTCTGCCAGGTGGTCATCGGCTCCCGGTTCTCGCTCGACGGCGAGTTCCGAGGCCAGTTCGACCAGATCGTGGGCGTGCTCGAAGCGCACGTCCGACTCATGGCTATGGTTCTCGACTACGCCGACCAGGCTGTCTACTCAGACGTGTGGGTCAAGGACCTGATCGGCGAACTGTCCTGGGGTGGTGGCGCCTACATCGAGCTCGGCCCGCAGGGCGCCATCGGGCGCGTTCCGCCGGCTGTGTCTTCGCTGAACATCCAGGCCGACCTCGACCGCCTGGTGGAGGCCATCCACGTCGGTGGCCGTTGGCCAAAGTCCCGCCCGGGTGAGGTCGATCAGTCGATCGCCTCGGCCAAGTTCATCGAGGCTTCGGCCGGGATGATGAACACGGCGATCAAGACGTACCACCAGATCCTTCAGCGGATGATGGAGCACGCCCTGCGGCTGTCGTTCATCACCGACCAGAAGTACTTCCCGGGCAAGAAGAACGCCACCGGCATCCTGCGCAATCAGGAGTTCGTCGAGGAGTACGACCCGGTCAAGGACATCGACATCAAGAACCGCATCCGCATCGAGTACGGCCTCGGCCTGGGCCGCGACCCGGCCCAGAGTGCTGTGCTGATGATCCAGTACGCCAAGGAGAAGTACGTCTCCTCCGAGTTTGTGCAGGAGAACATCGAGGGCCTCACCGACGTCGCTCGTGAGCGGGTGCGCCTCGACACTGAGGACCTCCAGGCGATGATGAAAGCCCAGCTCCTCCAGGAACTCCAGGCCGGCACGCTGCCCAAGGCCGCGCTGCTCGACGTCCTTGAAGCCCGCGAGAAGGGTGAGGATCTCACGGCGATCTGGCGGAAGTATCTCGGGCAGCCTGACCAGGCGCCCGCTGGCCTGCCGGGTACTCCCGGCCCGGCAGGGGCGCAGCCCGGTGGAGCGCCCGGTCCCGGCGCTCCCGGGCTGGCGCCGCCCCCCGCCCCGGACCCGGCCGACCTGATGGCCAGCCTCGGCACACCCGCTGGCAACCGGCAGTCGTTCCTGAGCGTGAGGACCGGCGGTGGCTGATACCCCGAACGTCAGCGCCCCTGCATCCGGCAGCTATGGCGAGAAGGCTGCCCTGGTCGCATTGAAGCAAGCGTTGCCCACTGGTGCAGTGGGCACACCGGCCCCGACGCCAACGACGCCGCCGGTCAGCCAGGAGCCCATTGCTCCTCCCACGGTCTCCCGTGGCCGGCCCAACACCGGGGCGGCAGCCCCGCCCGGCGTGCCGTCCGTGCTTCTGTCCCCAACCCAGCAGCCGAACGTTCCGGCCAACACGCCCTTGGCACCCCAGACGCCGCCGCCGCCGACAGCGGCGGTGCAACCCGACCAGCAGCGACTTCAGTTGCTCGATCAACTTGCCAACGGCGCCAACGTGTCCGAGACCACCAGGGCGTGGGCGCAGCGAGTGATCGCCCTGCTCCTGGGCAATGGCTAGCCTCTTCGACGGCCTGTCCGCCGTCGCACCGCCGAAGGCGCCTTCTGGGGACATCGCCTCGGCCTCGAACTTCGACGAGCTCGCCCAGGCCCTCGGAGCCAAGACGATCCCCGAGCGCGCCCAGGCGGGTGGCTTCGCCCAGGCCCTCGGCGACCGACTGGTCAAGGAATCTCCGACGCCTCCGGTGGGAGTCGATCCGTCGTTCCTGACCGCCAAGCACCAGATCGCATTGGCCGACGACCTGCATCAGCGGGGCGTGCTCGCCCCCGATGTGGCGGCCATGCACCAGACGTTGAAGGCGCAGCCGGCTGCGCTCTATCAGAACGGAACCGGCCAGCAGTATCAGGACTTCCTCTCTGGTCTGGCCCACGCCAACGACAGCACGCTCCCGAAGCCCGACAAGTGGGCTGGCGTGGAGCAGTCGCCGGCTGGTCCCCGAGTGGCCATCGTGCACTCGGCGAACCCTGCCGACGCGCTGTCCCGATCGCAGACGCAAGACCTCGGTGACGCACCGGTCAAGACGATCCCGCCGAAGTCCTTCGTCGAGGTGATCGAGCCGACCGGCGGGTCTTCGATCTACGCCGCCCCGAAGCCGAACGACCTGCGCACCCACCACCCGCTGACCACCGAGGGGTCGGTGGTTCGCTGGGTTCCGTCGATGCCCCGCCAGGTCCCGGAGGTCGGCGCTTACCTTTCGTCAGCCGCCAGTCCTGAGTCGGGGCAGCCGGCCCCGAACGTGGTCACCGAGAACCACTCGGGCATCGCAGCGCACCCCGCCCTGATCCCCGGGAACCACATCGTCGTCACCGCCCCAGTGCAGTCGCAGCGGGCGTTGATCGGGCTGGCCAACGAGATCAAGGCCCGGGGGCTCTCGGCCAACGTCACCAACCTGGCCGGCCAGGAGCCGGACAAGCTCTACGCCTTCGTCCGCAACCAGGCGGGTAACACGGCGTCGCACGTCGGGATCTGGGCTGACCTTGGCCCCAAGCCTGCACCCGAGACCATCAAGGCCGTGTGGGATCTGGTTAAGGCTCACGCCACCGACACAAACGTACCGTTGAAGGCCCAAATGTACGCTCAGTCGGCGAAGCCGCCTCCGGACACCGCCGTGGTCTTCGATCACCACGTACAGGACGCGGCCGGCAACTGGGGTGTTATCAGATCTGGTGCCGCGGCCCTGGACGGATCGAACGCTGTTGCAGTGAACGTGCCGCGGGCTGACGCCAAACTCGACCCCAGTCCCGTGGCTCTGGGCAAGCGCCCAGCGCTTGACGTGAAGCCGGCCACCGGAACGAACGGTGACGCCATAGTCAATGGCGAGGCTCGCTTTGTTGCTCCGAACCCGGACTCCAAGATCACCCGCCCGAAGGGCGACGTGACGACGATGAAGGTTGACGGCAAGCAGCAGACATCACTGTCGGTGTATGTCCCGAACGACGCAGCTCCGGTGCTCGCAGCCGACCATGGGACCATCCAGGGTCGTTTCCCTGACGCCAAGCCCGGGAGGGTCGTAGATGCCTCTGTGAAGCCCTCGGGTGTCACGTTGACGGCCCCGGCCAATCCCAATGGCGGCCCAGACACAGTTATTGCCCATGCGGCCCGAGAAGTTCTTTCCAGGCTCGGGGTAGACACGAGCAACGCTCGCATTGTCGTCGCCTCACCTGGAGCGCCCACTTGACCCTGCCGGGCCTCACGATCACCGATCCGACGCAGCCGGACCCGAGTCAGCAACCCGCCGACCCGACCTCGCTGCCCGACCAGTCGTCTCTGCCGACAGCGGCCCCGACCGGGCTGCCTGGGCTAGATCTCTCGCAGATCGACGCCAACCTCCAGCACGCCTCGACGATCGAGAACGCCTGGGGGCTTCCGCCGTTGCCCAACGAGGTCAAGCTCGACCTGGCCTCCCAGCACTCGGACGTGCAAAGCCTGGGCGATTTCCTCTGGGGCGTAGCGCACGACCTGAACAACGTCCTGAATCCGTTGGCTGCCCAGCCGGCGGCAGCCGACACCGGACAAGGGACAGACCTGACCGCACCGGCTCAGCCGGGCATCACGGCGAGCGGGCCGTTCGACAAGATCGCTGGGGCGCTGGCGGATGTGGCTGGCGTCCGCCGCCCCCAGATCATCGATTCGGACGCTGTTCTCACCTTCAAGCGCAAGGCAATCGCCCAGGGGCTCCTGGACCCGTCTACTCCACTCGACGGCCGATGGGACCCGGCGTTCAACGCCGTTCAGCAGCAGATGCTGAACAACGACTTCCAGAAGCAGGTCGCTGGGAGTCACGCCGGCTCGTTGAGCATCGGCAGCGTTGTGAAGTTGATCGGTGAGTGGACCGATCCCCGCACCCTGCTGCACGTCGCCGAGAAACTCGACTTCGACCCGACCTACGCCTTCCGGTCAGGAAACGCCGCCCGGGAGTTGTCGACGTGGGGCGACAAGTGGCGGCACTGGTGGGCCAACAAGACATCGCCGCACGCCCTGATCGACGCCCTTACCGGGCCGATCGACGACGTTGTGGTTCCTGTTGTTAACGACCTCCTCCTGCTCTCGGGTGTGTCCGAGGTGGTCGGAGGCATTCGCGCCCTGACGTTGGCGCCAGACGTCATAGAGGGTGTCGATGTCGGACTCCGTGGCCTCTACTCGGCTAAGGCCGCCTACCAGGCCGGTGAGGCCGGCGTTGCCGGCGCCCGGGACGCTTCGTTCCTAGCCAAGGGGCTCCAGTTTGCTGGCCGAGGCGAGGATGCTGGCAGGGTTGCCACAACCCTTGGCAAGGCCGGGGACGCGCTGGAGGCGTGGCGGAACTTGAAGCCGGTCAAGCTCGCCTCGCAGGCTCTCGGTGTCGGGATGCGCCTCGGTGTCGCTGGCACCCTGGAGCAGAAGCTCCTTCCCGGTCAGAGCGAAGTCCAGAGCATCGAGCAGTGGAAGTCACAGCCGCAGGTGGCGTCCCCGCTCGGTGGTGCCTTCGACCTACTGAGCCTCGCAGTCCTGCCCCCGCACATCTTCGCCCCCGGAACCTGGGGACAGATCGGTGCGCCCGTGCGCACCGTGCTCGACCACTTCAACAACGTGGTCAAGGACACACAGGCCACCGTCGAGACCGCTCGCGGTCTGGCCAGCCTCACCGACGATCCCGAGGCAAAGGCCAAGCTCCTCAAGAACCCGGCCCAGGGTCTGACGGACTTCCTCGGCGGCGACGCCGACAAAGCCACAACCCTGGTCGGATGGTCTTCGTACGTGGCGGCGGTTGACCAGGATGCCGTGAAGATCGCCGATAAGGCGGTGGATCACGCTGTGGACCCGTCCAAGTGGAAGGCCATCTACCTTAAGGTCCGCAACTCTCGCATCGCTCAGCTTCGACACCTCGACGAGGGCGACGAGGGATCGTTCATCTCGACCATGCAGGAGAAGGGCGCCGGCAAGACGGCGCGCTACTTCAAGAGCCTCCTGAACAACCCCGACACCCGGGACCAGGCCCTCCAGGACATGAACGGGCTGATCCAGGATCACAACGCGAAGCGGTTTGGAGTGACCCAGGATCTGTTGTCGTCGCTGGCGCCAGGCGCCATCGAAAATCATGTGTCCCGGTTCTTCAAGAACCCGGACGACTTTGACTCGTTCCTGACCGCCACCGACACGCTGCGGCAGATGACCTCGCAGGAGGGCGTCCTTGACGCCCCGGCTTCGATCGTCAACGACGCCGGGCAGACCGTCCGCAACCCGAACGTTCCGCACTACGCCCCGGCCTTCTCGGAGTCGGGCCGGATGTTGAATATCCATCCTGAGAACTCGATGGCCAAGTTGGTGCTGTCAGCAGCCGAGGAGGACCCGCAGACCATCTACCGGTCGTGGTTCCAGCCGCTGAATCGGGAGATCAGCCCGGGCGTCGGCCGCTTTGCCGTAGCGCGCAACGACACCGTCACCAAGCAGGACGCACTGGAGTTGCTGTCGTCCATCAAGACTCGTCAGAACCGCATCGACGCTCTGGGCTTCCTGGAGTCGCACCCGGAGTTGCACCAGAACCTGCTCGACATGCGGTCGGTCACAGACACCGGGGATCTGGCCAACCTGAACGACCAGGACCTCTCGGACGCCCTGCGTCAGTGGTTCTCGACGCAACTCACCCCCGACACGACGTACTCGCCTGGGGTCACCGACAAGGTGCGGGCCAGCGCCCGAGCACTGCGCACCGCCGAGCGTCAGGGCCTCGACATCACCGGGCAGCTCGGCGACGTCAAGGCGTCGCTCCAGGCCGATCTCGACGGCACGTTCCAGGACCCGAAGTGGTCCGACTGGTTCGGTATCCCTTCGTCGTACTCGCCGGACCAGAAGGTCAAGGAACTGACCAAGATGCAGAACCTGCTGGCGGCCGAGGTCCACGGCCTGCCGGAAGAGCAGATGCAGTACCTCAACGGTCTCGGCTACAAGGTGGTGCACGGCGCCGAGTTCCTGATGCCCCAGGACATCCTCGATCATGTCCGGCCTCTGGCCGAGACCGGCCGGGCCAAGATGGCCCAGTACTCGCTGGGCACCTTCGTTCAGAACATGCCGAACAAGGCACTCGGGCGGATCATGTCGACCCGTCTCCAGGGCGAGCTGGCTGACGTCCTGGACCGTCACTCGGCCGTTCTGCCTGAGACCATGCTCGCCGACAACGGCGGCGACGTGGGCGACATGATGCAGCGTTTGTGGCAGCAGGTGCGCACCCGCCAGTCGAACGCCCAAGAGGCGCTCGATATGGCCGAGACGGGGGGCTATGGCCAGAAGGTTCTGGCCCGCATCCAGTCGTCCACTGTGGCCTTCGGCCTGCGGGACCTGACCAAGGCTCAGATCGCTGACGCCATCAAGGGCACCCCGTACGAGGAGATCCCCGACGCCGCCAGCAAGGTGCGCGACGCCATCTTGAAGTCGTACAACGTGGGCTTCAAGTACAACGGCCTCCAGTCCATCGAGGACCACCTCCGCTCCCAGGGCGTCCTGGTGGACGGGCTCAAGCTCCTCGGCAAGACCACGTCCGGTGGCAGCCTGCTGAAGGCTGCCGGTCTTGGAGCGGCAGCAGGTGCCGGCATCGGCGGTGTTGCTGGCGTGATGAACGGCGACAACCCGCTCCAGGCTCTCGGGGACGCCGGCAAGGGCGCGCTCGCAGGGGCGGCCGTGGGTGGCGGCCTCAGCGCCGTCCGCTCGACCGTGGGTGCCACAGCGGGCCGCGCAGCTAACGCCCTGCTCCCCCGGGTCGAGGGCTCGAACTGGGATCGCTACACGCGCCTGCCCAAGTGGGCCACTGACCTGCGCAACAACCTGCGGTTCACGCTCAGCCCGTTCTTCGATCTGCGCCGCTACACCAAGTCGGCCGTGATCGCCCAACTTCACGACCTCCCCGACGACGCTCGCTTGCCCTTGTTTAATGGGATGCGGGGCCTGGCCAAGGAGTACGGGGCGGACGCCCCGGACGAGGCCCGGCGGATGTTTAACGCTGCCAGCAAGGGTGAGTTCAACGCTGTCGACGACGTCGACAAGGCGTTCCGGGCGCAGGGCATCCTCGGCTACTCGCCGCAGGACTACATGGCCGCGGCTCACTACCGGATGGTGCAGCAGGGCGTCGATCCGGCCAGGGCATACGACGCCACCCAGAACATCTACGCCTACGGCACCGGGCGGTCTCCGCTCGACAAGTCCATCAACTTCATCTTCTTCCCCTTCAGCTTCGAGAAGAAGTTGATCAGTGCTTCGGGCCGGTTCCTGGCCAGCGACCTGTCTCGCACCGTGGTGCTCCACGACGCCCTGAAGACCTACGACCTGCTGAACCAGCAGTACGACCTCTCGAAGGAACTTCAGGACCACCTGCCGTTGCTGCAAGAGCTCCAGAAGATGAACGCCTTCCAGCACGGGCTCAGCATCGGCGAGTTGGGCGGCATCAACCGCCCGCTGCTTGACCCGGTCACTGGGCCGCTGATCAACCTGTTCCTGCCTCAGGGCATGTCGGTCGACAACAAGTCGACCGGCGACAAGCTGGTGGCCCTGGGCAAGCGGATGGTGCCGGTGTGGAACGACGTCAACCATCTGCTGGAGGACACACAGCAGCAGGGCCACGTCCTGTTTGACCCGGCCCACAAGACCCAGCAGGCCCAGGTCGACGAGGCGTACTCCCACTGGAACGCCTTCAAGGACCAACTCAACACGCAGGCCAAGGCGGCCGGCTACACCTCCGGCTACGCCCAGGTAGCCCAGCAGGTGCCCGCCGTGAAGGCCCAGGTGGACGCCTACAAGGGTCAGCTTGAGCGCTTCTACCCGGGCTGGCTCGATGCCCGGGCCGCCACGGTGGCGAAGCAGACGAAGACCGACGAGGCGCTGAACATGCTCCTCACGAAGCCGGTCGATCAGATGTCGACCTCCGAGCAGACCCTGGCCCAGTTCGCTTCCGTCGAGCAGCAGATCGAGGCCCAGATCAAGGCCAACGGGTTCAGCCTGCGCAACTCGCCGGAGGACGTGCCGCCCGACGTGTTCAGCGTGCTCCGCGAGTACGCCGCCACCCTGGCCATCTCGGACGCCGGGTTCGCCGCGCTCTACAAGAAGTACTACCAGAAGCTCCTCGGCCCGATCGACCGCACCGTCTGACCCTGCCGCCCGTGGGCTAGGTGCCGACATGGCGAAGAAGAAGCCCACTCCGGTCGACTCGAACGCTGGGCTCCTGAGCCCGAAGACGAACACCAATCCGTCGAACGATCCGTACCAGAGCATCAGCGCTCCCAAGAAGGCCGCTGGCGCTCCGACGATCTCGTTTCCTCAGGCCGTCCCGACATGGCTCCAGGGGCTGTCGGACGCCGACATGGTCCAGGTTGTGTCCACGTTCAACTCGATCTACGGGACTCACTACGACACGGCGGATCGAACCCAGTTCCTCCGTGATCCCAGACTCAACGACGCCGGAGTCCAGGCAGTGGTGCGGGCCACGGTCAACTCTTTGTCGACCATCGACACGGTCCCGAACTTCGCCCACCTCTCGAACGAGGATCGGGCTGCCATCCAGAACGATGGCGGCCACCTCGTCACCGTGCCGACCGTCGACCTTGGGTCGGCGGCAACGGCCAACCCGAAGTCAACGCCGTACCTCCAGCAAATCCAGCAGGTTGCCCAGCAGTACGGAGTGCCTTGGCAGGTCGTCTGGGGTGTGATCAACCACGAGTCCGGCTTCGATCCCCGGGCTGTCGGCGACAACGGTCAGTCGCACGGGCTCGCTCAGATCTACTCCCCGGCGCACCCGGAGATCACGGACCAGCAGGCGTACGACCCGACGTTCGCCATCAGCTTCGTAGCGCGCAACCTTGCTGTGAACTTCGCCAAGTTCCACGACTGGAGCTTGGCGGTGCTGGCGCACAACTCTCCGGCCGCGGCCCAGTATCTCTTCAACAATGGGATGTCGGCGCCCAGGCGGGGTGCCATCGACGCCGCCTACATCGACGGTGTCTTCAACGGGCTCGACAAGCTCGGGTTCAACTTCAAGGACACAAAGCTGGCCACCGGCTCTTCGGTGGGCTCCCTGAACGGTGGCGGTTCAGGTTCGGCCGGGTCGGCGGCCGTGAAGATGCCCGACCCGGCCACGATGCGCCAGAACGCCCACGACTACCTGGCCAAGCTGTTCTTTCGGGAGCCCACACCCGAGGAGATCCAGTCCCTCGTCGGCGTGATGCAGTCGGCCATCGTCCAGTCAGTCGGGGCTGGTGATAACCCCTTTCAAGACGCCAACGATCCCAACGTGGTCCACGGCATCGGCCAGTCTGGCGGTGGGCTGGTAAGCCCGACTGGCAAGCCGTTCTCCGAGAAGGACATCACCTCGCCGTACGGCGTTGACCGTGGGACCCACGTTCACGCTGGCGTTGACCTCGCAGCCAACACGGGCGACCCGATCGTGGCCGCAGCCTCTGGCTATGCCAGCACCTTGGAGGACCCGAAGGGATACGGGCACTACGTGCTCATCAAGGGCGACGACGGCCGCACATACATCTACGGTCACCTGAGCGCATTCGCTCAGAGCGTCAACGGGGCGCATGTCACGGCGGGCCAGCAGATCGGCCAGGCCGGAGCGACCGGGGATGCCACCGGTCCGCACTTGCACTTCGAGATCCGGGACCCGAAGGGCACCGGCCCACAAGGCGCCATTGACCCGGTACCCGAACTCAAGAGCGGCACCGTGGTCGATGCCTCGTCCAACGTCTACTCGACGGTCGATCCGAACCAGCGCGCCCTCGACGCCATCCATGGGTCGACTGAATACCAGCGGTTGTACGGGAACAAGCCGGTGTGGATGGACGACAACACCTACGCCCAGCAGTTCCAGGGCGCGGCGGATCGGTTGCTTGGCACCGGTAACGCAGCGTCTGGCGACGCCATTCGAGCGGGCCTTGAGACTGGTCAGGAAGCCACCACCGCCGGCTACGCCGCCGGGACGGCGGGGTCGCAGGACAACCCGACGTTGCGGCAGCTCATGTTCCAGAAGGCGAAAGTCATGAACGAGGTCCTCTGATGGCGACCCACAAGGTGGTGACGACCCACAAGGCAAAGCCCAAGGCCCCGGCTCCCGCTCCGCTGCCCGCCCCGAAGCAAGCGCTAGCCGCTGGTTCCGGCACTGCCACCTTGCCCGCTGGTGGGCGGCTGCTGATCGTCAACGGCGTTTACGTCATCCAGTACGAGATGGCCAACGGGCTGAAGATCTATTACGATTTCTCGGCCCCTGGAGCGCTCCAGCAGTTCTCCTTCGCCAACCTGGGCCAAGCCCAGACGATCGACCCGAACCAGTTCTATGCACAGTCGGGTCTGGTCCACGGTGGCCTGGCCCAGGAGTTGTCGGGCATCAAGGCACCGACCTTCCAGGACTGGTTCAACAACCAGTTCAAGATCGCCACCGGGAACGCCACCTGGGCCAACGACCCAGAGATGGCTCAGATCTACGCCAACTGGATCGTGAACCCGGAGATCTCTCAGGAGGAGATCCAGGCCGACATCAAGGGCACCAACTGGTGGAAGACCCAGACGGCCGCTCAGCAGACCTACAACAACTCTTCGCCGGCCGATCAGGCCAAGCAGGATCAGCAGGCTGCCGCCTCGCTGGCGCAGCAGTACTTCTCGGTGGTCGGCCAGCAGATCTCGATGGCCGACCCGCAGCTTCAGCAGTGGGCGCACCAGGTGGCCTCGGGCGCCTCCTCCGAGGGTGCGATCATCGAGAACTACCTGAAGCCGCTGGCCCTGAAGGACCCGAACTCGCCGTGGTCCCGGACGCTGCTCACCGAGCAGGAAGCCCAGCGCCAGCAGGCCGTCGATGTGTCCAACCAGACACAACAGGTTCAGGACCTCTACAAGAAGTGGGGTGTGGCCCTGTCCGCCGACGGCGCCAAGGACATTGCCAACAAGGTCGTGACCAAGCAGATGTCCGATGCCGACCTGCTGGACCAGGTCAAGTCGCAGGCCAACGTGTTGTACCCGTGGAAGCCGCCGGACATGGACACCACCACGGCGGCCGCGCCGTGGCTCCAGACGTACGCCAACGTCTTGGAGCGACCGGCTCCCGAGCTCAACGATCCGCTGGTTGCCAAGGCGCTCAACTCGGGCACGCCTGTGTACCAGTTCGAGCAGGACCTCAAGGCCACGCCGCAGTGGCTTCAGACCAAGAACGCCCAGGACTCGCTGTCAACCGCCGCTGCCCAGGTGGGCAAGATCATGGGATTCGTCTAAGCCGATGGCCTATACCGACTCAAGCGCGTACACCTTGGAGCAGTGGTATCGAGACCACCCGGACCAGGCTCCGGGTGCAGGCTCGTTCAGCCAGCCTCCGGCCACCCCGACGCCTCCGGCACCCACGCCGGCTCCCGTTCCGCCTCCGCAGCCGATCACTCCGACCGCCATCGACCCGACGGTCCCGAACGCGCTTCAGACGATTGAGTCCGAGTTCCCCTGGCTCTCCCAGGTGGGCCTTGTCGACCAACTTCAGAAGTGGGTTGTGCAGGGTCTGAACGCCGATTCGATTGTGGCCGAGGTCCGCAAGACCCCGCAGTGGCAGAACGAGTTCCAGGGCATCACCCGCGACGACGGCAGCTTCCGCATGAACGAGGCCCAGTACCTGGCGACCAGGCAGAACTACAAGCAGGTCCTTCAGCAGTACGGCTACGACGCTGACCACTTTCAGCCGGCCGACTACGCCTCGTTCTTCAAACAGGACATCGACCCGAACGAACTCAGCCAGCGGATGAAGACGTACGACTCCGTGACCAAGGGGCCGAGCGACGTGCGTGACGCCTTCTACGTCTACGCCGGCATGAAGCTCTCGGACGAGGACATGTACCTGATGACCTCGGACCCCCAGCGACGTCAGCAGCTCCAAGACGAGTACAACGCCCGGGTCACGGCTTCGCCGCTCGACTACAACACCTGGGTCACCCGGGCCACCGAGGCCGGGCTTGACCGGGTGGTCACGCAGCTCCAGGGGCTTCAGCAGCAG